TCTCCCTCCATTTTCCTTTGTATTGCCGCAAAAAGATCGTCGAATTGATTTCGGCGACACGTTCACTCACTCCCGTCTTCAGACGGTTAATTTCAAACCCCGGGGGGTATCGATCAACGACGTCGTTCAACCGGGAGGAGATCAAGGTGTCGTCACCGTTGACCTTAAGCTTGGCGCTCTTGTCCTCGCGTACTGCCCACTTCGCGGCACAGTATGAAGACAGACAGAGCAATGGAAAGGAGAGATACGTGCCCATCATTTGGCCGTGGCTAACCTCGGTTAGCTCACCCTCCGGACCTTCAACCTTAGGACGCAACGACATATGCGCCCATTCCTTGACCCTTCCTGGGATCGACCGAGATCTGGCAAGAAGCGCACTGAGTATAACCTCGGTAGCATCAAGCCGCAAACGATCGGTAGCTCCTACCAAATCTATAGAGGTTTGGTACTTATTGACGCAGGTCGTCGCCACTATTTTCTCCTTTGGAGGACCGACTAAAAGCCAGTCCTTCTCAGCGCAGGCGCTGTAAATTGACTTGTGGAGTGGGCCTAGCAAGTCGTATCCCGACGAAGGGATACCTAATGGCCTTACCTTGCCCTGAGTGACAACTTCCTTGTAGCGGAGCCAGAATTGCCCTTTAACTCGATTTCTTGAGTAGAAAGGAGCCTTTCGGCCAGCCAAGACAGATGCGAGGTAGCCCTCTCGATCCGCGTGCTTAGACCACCATTCCGAACCGGTCCAAGAGACGCCACAAGGACGTTTCTCGGCACGGGCGGACGCACGTGGTACGAAAGAGCGTGAGAAAGAGGTATACGACCTGTCCCAACCGACTTTAAACTCCTCCCTGATGAGTCTTCTGACAAATTCCAGGTAGGCGGGATCGGAAGTAGGTGGAGAGTCTTGGCATGCTCGGTGATGCCACGACTCGTAATGAGAGGCGGGGGGATGTTTGAGACAGAGGCCCTGGGGCGCAGCCCGCTTAATCGAATTAAGCGAGAGGGCTAAACGCCAACGTTCGGACCTCCCGAGTCTCTTGAGAACGGGGAAGCCGTCTTCGCTCCAACGCACCTGGGAGCGGGGAAACGGCAGTGAGAAAGGTTTGCCCCCTGGGGGGGCGAGAAGAAAAAGGAGATACTTGCCAAGATCAGGCAGGTCGAGATCCGGTAGTTCACCTCTTGGAAGGTGAAACCTACACCGAATGATCCTCAGACCTGACCTTATGGTCTCCTTAGCACGGTGCTCATTGATTGAGCAGACACACCGTGCCGTAGGGATGGAACCGCTGGCGGATTTAACCATACCCTGCGCCCGACTACTCTGTGAGTCCGTCGGAGTCAACCTCATCGAAAGGGCTTTGAA